AAGCAGGACAAGCTTTGCCCTACCTGTTGCTTTTGATTGGTTTAGAACTAAAGAAACTGCTTCAATGCTCATCTTGCAGCTGCCCTCTCAGCCATTAGCATCATGACAGTTGGGCTAATGACTCTGTTATCGTAGCCCTCTTTGACCAGCATTACCCATTGGCCGTTGTCTAATCCCATAGCCTGATAATCCATCTCGGCCATAAAGATGTTTCCGCCGTAGTTTTCAAGAACCTCGGCAAGGTTTTTATTGTCCCAGTTAAACACAAATGTGCCTTCCTCTAAAAGGTTGGCACACTAGACTTGTAGCGATGCCAACAGACTGATTGTTGGTATTACGCCGTCTAGAGGTTCCGATCTCTAGGCGGCACTTTTATTTAGTTAGGGTTTTACCTTAGCACCTCAAAAGTATTCGATGTCATGCTCAACCTCGTGCGTGTTGTATTCGTTGTCTAGCAGGAACCAGCCGTTGCCCATGTAAACAGGGGTGGTTTCAGGCTCTTGCCATCTCTCTAGTTTCCAGCCAAACTTCCTGCCCAGTTCTGCAAACTTGCTGTTTGACTCAAGCAAGCCGTTAGCCTCTGAGCAAAGCACAATGATGTTGCTAGGTCTGTCTAGGTCTTTACTGCCACCCATGCCTCGGTTCTTGCGATGCTGAGGGATAAGCGTGTCATCGGTAGTGCCACAGTGCGAGCAACACTTGTCACGATCCAGAAACTTACTAAAGGTTTTCTTGTTCATCATCATCCCAAGGGTCGTATTTTTTAGCTGGCATCTCACCTGGTTGGAAACCCATAGCAAGCTGTGTGTCTGCCAAACCGCTGGTAGGTGTATCGGTGATGTCTTGCTCTTGGCAGGTGTGTTTCCTTCTCCACTCTCGGACAAGTTTGAGTGGCTGAGGTTCATCAGTCTTAAACTTGGCACCACATGAGCAGGTTTCGGCAATCACCAGCCAAGGCTACCAGCTAGGCGTGTTTCCACTGTATTTCGACATTTTTGCTGATAACTGCCATCATTGTGGCTTGGTCTGACAAGGTTTTCAGCTTGGTTCGGACCCTGTTGTATTCGGCTTTGGCTAGGTCAGCTTTTAGCTTTTCCTCTACTGCTTGCAACTTAGCCACAGCTTGCCGGTCTGCAACAGTGCCAGCGTTGTTGATAAAGGCTAAAGACACTGCCTTGTCATAAGCAGCCTCAGCATCTGCCATTTTGCACTCAGCGTCATAGAGGGCATTAGCCCCCTTGTCCATCTCCGATGTTATGCGTTGAAGTTCCTGGACTATGTGGCCTGGTGTGATAATTTCCATCTCTTAGCCTTCTCGCTCTCTCTCTTTGTAGTTGCCACAGCTCTGATACAAGGTCAAGTTCACCTCGGTCAAACTGCTGTTGCAGACACTCTTGAAGCTCAACTATTGAGGTCAGTAGTATCCTCTGTGCTTGTCGGTCCAACTGCTAGTTCCTGTATCTTTGCGAGAGTTGCCGGTGCTGCATTAGCAGTCTTGGCTTGGCTATAAAGCAATCGTAGCCCCTCGATGTCATTGCCTAGATCCGTAGCCATAGCAATCCAGTCTTTAGAGGTTGCAGAGCTTTTGACCTGTCGGTTGCGTACTTCCTCAGATGAGGCAATTCCCTTTTTAGTGTCAACAGCTAAGGCAGCAACCATAGCTCTACCCCATGCAGCAGTTTCAGCGTTTTGCACTTCACTATCTCTTGTAAAGTTTGTCGGACCAGGGATAGGTTCCCAAGCTGTACCAATGCCAGGTCGCTCATCATCTGGTGTGCGATAGGCGGCTGCTGTGTAAACAATCCAGCTCTTGTTGTTGACCACTACAAACTCATACTTGACCTGCTGTAGTGAGCCTTGTGGAAACTTCTCTCGAAACTCAACAATGCGTGTTGCAACATCTATGTAGTCCAATGGACCCTTGTAGCTTTGTGCCATTTACTTGCCCTTCTGTAGTGTGATTAGCTGACAGCCATGTGAGCTGACCTCTAAAAACTTTTCTTGTTTTGTGTAGCTTGTGTCTTTTACGATAGTCCGAGCCTCTGACAATTCCTGCTCAAAAGCAACTAGGGCGTGAGTCAAATCGTGGTTGATAGTCATAAACAAGGTCATCCTCTGGCCGTCAATAAACTTTTGTTTACGCTCAGAAAAGTGCAAAGTTGGGTAAGGGAATCTGTCCCCTGTCCAGTTGTGCTTGACCTCTACCTCTACCTGGTACTCAATGCCATTAGGGTCCAGTGCCAGTAGGTCAATGCCGTACTTGTCAGGGTTGACCCAAGCATCCCAGCCGTTTGATTCTAGGTAGTCAATGATGAGGTGTTTAGCCTTGTCATCGGTGTCGTAAAGCTCTTGGCTAAAGGCTTTCATTTTGCCTTCTCGTGGTGCAGGTAAGGCATCCCACCAGCTCTTGATCTCAGGCTAATGAGGTGGTCCCCATAGACTAGCCCTCGCTTTTTACCATCCATTGCTTTGATTACTCTGCTCTTTAGTTCGGTCATCTTGGTAGTGGCTGACTCTGCATCTGTCACAGCGTTGAAGTAGTGCACACCGAGTTCATCTAGGTCAACCTCGCCATCCTCGATGTTAGGGTTCAAGGCTCTGACTGTTTCTAGTGTTGAGTTGCTGCCATCCCAGTCAGGCATCTTGAAGTCAAGGCAAGCTTGCCGGAATCTAACAGCAGCATCAAACAAAGTATCTGCCTCAAACTCATCCCACTCAATGTCATACTCTTGGTAGCTTGACCCTGCTAGTGCTACAAGCTTTGCCTGTCTAATTCCAAATACTTTCATGTACCAAAGCACTTGTGCCCGATAACTCTGTGGCACCTGTGTCCAGTAGTCACGAGAGAACTTGACCTCAACAATGCCCCACTCACCATCAGCGGTTTTGTAAAGTCCATCTGGGTTAGCTCTCATCCAAGGGTAAGTTTTGTTTGCCCAAGTTCCTGTTGTCAAGATCTCTAGCTCAGGATGCTCGTCTGCAAACAGTTGCAGGATTGGTTCCTCAAGAATTGTGCCGAGCTTCATGCTCATGTTAGGTGTGACCTCATCAGGTATCTGTCCTGTTTTCTTGGCCCACAAAGTTATGGGTGAGGTCCAACTTGATAGCCCTGCACAAGCGGCGATGTCACTGCCACCGATTGCACCTGGCTCATTGCGTAGCTCATGCCACTCAGGACTGCCGTTGGCAAAGTCCCCTAGCAGGGTTGCCTCAAGCAACTGGTTGGTTTCGCTTGGTAGTTTTGATACTGGCAAGGTGTTCCCTCTCTTTCATCTTGTCCGGCAATCCACGCTAACTCTCTCGGCGTGGATTTGCCATTTAGCTTGAGATTAGTCTAAGTTGACCCTATGACAAGACAGCTAGAAAGAAAATACATTGAGCTCCAACACGCCATAACTGAAAATGGGGGTGTTCAATGTAGCCAACTGCCAGAGTGCTTTTTTCCAGAGGATGAGCCAGACTTGTACCTGCGTAAAAAGCTGATTGCGGTAGCTAAGGAAGTCTGCAATGACTGTCCTGTAAAGGCAAGGTGCTTTGACTATGCCCTATCAGCTCACATGGTAGGCATCTGGGGTGGCACTACTGCCGATGAAAGACAGAAGCTAAGGGGTTAGCCCTTTTTGTCAGTCTTGTCGGCAATCTTGCCAAAAGACTTGTTGATCTCATCAGCGTCAATCTCGCCATCGGCAAGGTATGAGCGAGATAGTTCCTGAGCAACATCTATAACACCAGCGAAAGCTGCCATTGCTACTGCCTGAGCTACCTCAAGGCCGATGACTGCTCCACCGACAAAGATGCCTGTGACCTTCAAGATGATTACAGCTAGGGTTCTGCGTGCGATGTCTAACCACATAGGTCAGTCCTTTCGTAGAGGGTAAGTTGCTGCCCAAAGGGCGATGGTGATAAGGATGGCCCAACCAGCAAAGTCTTTAGCTGTGCCTTCTAGTACGACCCAAGCGATAGCTAGACCAACTATGGTCCAAGCTTGTTCTAGTTGGTCTTTGATAAACCTCAAGGTTTCCTACCTGCTAATGCGACCTGGGTGACAATGACAGAGGCAACAATTACTTGCTGTGCCTGTTCTCGTACTTCTGGACTTAGATCCGACCCGATTGAGCGTAGGTTATCTACAAGTTTACCGACTGCCTCTAACGCTAGTTCAATGCTTATTGTTTCCTCTGGCAATTCAGGCTCAGGCGTTGGCTCGCTCGGAATTGTCGGCTCTGTGGGGCTCGTAGGAGCCTCAGTAGGCTCTGGGGTAGGTGTTATGACCTCTGGGGGCTTTGTCGGCTCTACAGGCCGTACAGGGCTTGTGGGGCTAGGCTCTGGTTCTGGGGTGGGTGTTGGGCTAGGTTCGGGGGTTGGCTCTGGCTCTATGGGAGCCACCGGAGCCACTGGCTCAGGCTCTCTGACAACTTCCTCAGTGCGAGCCACATCCTCTGTGCGTTCAACTGTTTCGGTTCTTTCAACATCTCGACTCACATCCTCGGTGCGTTGGACTTGCTCAGTTTCTGGTGCAGTTTCAGGGCTAGGAGTGGGACTGATAGGACTAGGAGCAATGTAGCCAGGATGGAAAAGCAAAGCAGGATCCAGCTCAGTGCCGTCACTAGATACAACACCAATAAAAGTGGTGAGCTGGCCAGCCCAACCACCCTCGCAAAAGTGCTGGGCAATGTTGCCTTTATCCATGAAGTAGTTGTTCTCATTGTTCCATCCTGTCGCATAGCTTCGTTGGTTGCCAGTTGAGTCGGCACAGGTAATTGTGGCCCAAGCTTGTGCAGCATAGGCAGGGGTTGGTTGCCAGACCATAAAGAAAAGAAAAAAGCCCACAAACATAAGTCGTAGGCTTTTCTTTTTGGCTAGTTTACTTACCAAGTTTGGGTTGCACCTTTGGGGGTTTAGGGGCTTTGACTACTGGGACTGGCTCGTGAACTGGGGCAGGGGCTACCTCACCTGTGTCAGGTGTTGGCAATCCAACCTCAGCATCTAGTTCCCACTTAGCAATAGTGGCCTTGACAAACTTTAGAGGGTCAACATAACCCTTGCCATCTGAGGTCCACTTTAGGAACTTGCCCTTGCAGATCTCGAAGTGTAGGTGTCTGCCAGCCGATGCACCGGTGTTGCCCATGATGCCTAGTCGAGTTCCAGCCTTGACCTTCTCCCCTTTTACAACAGTCAGCGAGTTTTCAACCATGTGTGCGTAGCGGGTTGTGTACCACTCGCCATTTATCTTTGACCGAATGTCTACATACCAGCCGACACCGCCAAGAGATCCGTCTGGGTTCTTCAGCTTTGAGGTTCCAGCAGCAATTACTGTGCCATCGTGCCAAGCTTCGTTCCAAATCTTTGCTTTTGGACCCCAAAGATCGCAGCCGTTGTGGTGCTTCTTGTATTTCTCAATAGGGTGGATTCTCCAACCGAATGGGCTAGTGACTTTCCAGTCCTTGCCAAACTTGCCGTCTAGGGGCATCTGAGGTTTAGATTTCATCTGTTTACAACTCCAATAATTAGGCCAATAAGGGATACAACGGAAGCAGCTAAACCTGTGTAAGCAATCTTTTCAATCCAGGCAAGGCGAGCAAGTGTAAGCTCTACCTCTCTCAAGCGTGCAGGAACCTCGTCTAAGTGGTCTAGCTTCTCAAGGATCTTGACAAGGGTTTCCCCATGTTCAAGTTGCTTGGCGTAAATTGCTTGCTGGGTAATGCGTACCCCAGTTGTTTCCTCAGCCAT